CATAATAGGCCGCGCACGGGACACCTTCCTTTTCGTTGGCGACAGCATTCCCAACACCAGCGTCAGCGGACTTGGCACCGCCGCCACCTCCGACAGCACCGCATTTGCAGCCGCTTCCCACACCCACGGCAACCTCACGAACGCAGGAGCCATCGGCACCACCGCCAGCCTCCCGCTCAAAACAGGCACCAACGGCGTCATCGAAACGGGTTCTTTCGGCACGGCGGCAGGGAGCTTTTGCGAGGGGAATGATGCGCGGCTTTCGGATGACCGCGACCCGAATCTTCATGCCGCAAGTCACCTCCCCGATGGCGCGGATGAGCTTTTTGATCAGAGCTTGAACACAACCGACAGCGTTCAGTTTGAGTCTTTGACGATAGATAGTCAGATTATCGCGTCTGGTTCAGCCGATTTTTCTGGGCTTGCCAATATTCAGCTTCCCCCTGTTGTCAGTCCTTTAGCGATTTATGAAGGTGGCAATCTTTACGAAGGTAGATTTCGCGCCGAACCCGACTCGCTCACCGACAACCGCACCTACGATCTCCCAAACGCCAGCGGAACCCTCGCTCTCCAAGGAGCCATCACCACCAGCGGCCTCACCCAATCCACCGCCCGCATCCTCGGAAGGACAACTGCCAGCACAGGTGCCGTCGAGGAAATCCAAATCGGCTCGGGCTTGAGCTTGTCGGCGGGGGAGCTTTCTTCCACCGTCAGCGCGGGCATCCCTGCAACCCTCCTCGACGCCAAAGGCGACTTGATCGTGGCCTCGGCGGCGGACACCGTGGCACGGCTCGCGGTCGGCGGCACGAACGGGCACGTTCTCACGGTGGACTCGGCGGAGACGCTGGGCGTGAAGTGGGCGGCGGCGTCTGGCGGCGTGTCGGCCATCGGAACCAGCGCGGCGGATGTGCTGTCTGTCAGCGGATCGGACATTGTGGCCGACGATGCAGGCAGCGACAAACTTGTCTTTTGGGACGACTCGGCAGGAAAGCTCACGCACCTCACCCTCGGCAGCAACGCGCTGACCATTGACGGCACAACGCTCAAAAGCCAGCCGCTTTTCCCTGTTGAACCTATAAGCCGTGGCGCGGCGCACATCTCTTACATTGGTTCGGCAACGAGCGGCAACAGCAGTTCAGCAGTAAACACCAGCGGTGGATTTGTGCTGTTTGCGCCAGTGTATGTCCGCAAGTCGGCAAACTATACCACCTATTCGGTTGGCGTATCTACCGCTGGCTCTGCCTCTTCTCTCGGAAAGATGGCGCTTTACACAATCAATGCAGCAGACGCGACCCCAGATGAGCTTGTTTGCGAAAGCGGAACTTTTGCAGCGGATTCGACAGGAATAAAGCAGCCCACGATGGCGTCCACATTTGTTTCTGAAGGCTGGTATTACATGGCAATCGGAACAAACAGCACGACCAACATGACGTTCTTTGGCGACACGATGTTGCTCCTTCGCGGTGTGTTTTCTGGCTCAACTTTTGGCGCAAGCCCCCTCTTGCTTGATTATTCGCAAAAACTCTACGCCGACCTTTGGCCGAATCCGTGGAACGGAACTGGAAACACGTTTCGCAATGCGTTTCACCCCATAACGTCACTAAGCTAATGAAAGTCCAAAAGTTCGCACCAGACGGCACGTTGATTTTTGAGCAGGAATATCCTGACCCGCCAGCGCCTCAGATCACAGCCGAAGAGGCGGTCTCTGCATACTTCTCGGCCTACCAAATCGCCGCCCTGCAACGCTTGGAAATGGCCCTCATGCAAGCAGGCAAGCCCCTCGGCCCGAAGATGACCGCCGCGAAGACATGGCTTGAAGGCGTGATGCTTTCATGGGCCGCATCCCCCACACCCGCACCAGCGGAGTCTTTCGGCGTGCCGCAGGCGAGCTTTGCGGAGGCGAGTGGGGAGGCTGTGGCTGACTTGAACACCCAATGAGGACTGTAACTCTACAATCTATATTGCTCCGCGCATGGCAGCGCGCCGGAAACGACGGCTCGGATATTTCCAACATCCCATCCGGCGCAAGAACCATGATGGTCGCCGCCGCCAACGAACGCATCGCCGACTGCTGGGAATGGGCCGACTGGCCAGAACTCATGCGCGTTGAAAGCCGCACCGTGCAGGGCGATGCTACGAACGGCTATTATATCGACTACGAGCAGAGCGGCCAGACCGCCATGGGAGAGGTCTTTGGCGTCCTAAGAGACAACCCTGCAACCCACGCCGCGCCCCGCGCCATTGGCTATACGCTCCTCGGAGATGCCATTCGCTTCCCCGAAGACACCGACCTGCCAACCACCGTTTGGGTCAACTACCGCATCCGCCCGACCGAATACTCGGCGAGCAACCTCACCGCGACAGTGCCCGCCGTCATCGCAAAAGCCGTCGCCCTCATGCTGACCTCGGACCTCCTCACCGAAGACGGCCAGCTCGACAAGGCACTGGCCATGGAACAGCTCGCCGAGTCCGAGCTTATCTCGCAGCGCGACAAATACTATTTCCAGCAGGGCCAGCCCAGCATGTGGACCGCCCGCGTCAACCAATACTAAATTATGCACCCGAATACCCGCATCACCAACCGCACGTCCGGCAGCGTCAGCATCGCCGACACAACCCAAGTCAACGCCGACTTCACCAGCATCGACGTGATGACTGACACGAAGTTTCACACCTTGACCGGAAACCTCACCGGAGCCGCGAACGCCACCGAGGCCAGCGCCGCGCTCATCAAAGCAGGCACGACCCTCGACGGCTTCTTCAGTGCCATCAAGCTGCACAGCGGCACGGTCATCGCCTACCGCAAATAGCCATGAGTCTGCTGCATAGCCACATGAGCACGGTTGAGCGCGGGGCGCTGGGGACGTTTGCCAGCATCGGCTCGGCGGCCGTCTCACTGGTCTCGCAGCTTGAAGTCTATCTCCGAGTCGCCGGCCTTTGCGTCGGTCTGGCAGTCGGTGTGGTCACTTTAATTTCGGTCCTCCACGACCTCCGCAAGAAGCAACAGAAAGACAAATAATATGCGTAACTGGAAAACAACGACCATTGCAGCGCTCACGGCGCTCATCGCCCTCATGACCGGCACCAAGGAATACCTGACCACCGGCCAGATCCCCGACATCGGCCTCATCGCCGCCGCACTCACCAGCGCATGGGGCCTCTGGATGGCTAAAGACCACGACGCCCGCCTCTAATGAAATGCCGCCCGCAGTTCGCCGCAGCAATGGCCGTCGCACTCATCCTTGGTGGGTGCGTAACCATTCCTCTTCCGCCGGTGGACGGCGAGAAGACGCAGGCGGGCGACTGGGGGTCAATCAAGGTGATGATCACCTACGTTCCCAACATCAACAACCTCTACCAGTCCTACAAGGAGTGGAGAAAACCAGAACAATGAAAAACTTTCTCGAACGACAACTCGTCCGCCTGCTGCTTAGTCGCGGCGGCCCGATCCTGCAAAAGCTCGTCACCGCCGCCGCTGCTGCTGCTATCACCTACCTCGCCACCAAAAGCGGCTTCGATGTCCGCGCTCTTGGTCTCAACGAGGCGGTAGTTGCCGGTGTCATTTGGGGCATCATCGACGTGATCGTCACCAAGCTGCCCGCGAACATCCTCAAAGACTACGGCAAGCAAATCCAAGCGCTTCTCAACGCCCACGGTCGCGGCGTCTTGCTCAAAGAAGACGGCTATGTCGGCCCCGTGACCGTTGAAGCCGCCGCCGCTGAATTGGCTAACCCGCGATGATCCCAAAAAACCGACCACAGCAGAAACGGATTGATACCGAGCGCCAGCTAAAGAGCGCCGGTGTCAGTGATCCGGTGTGCCTGGTCGGCATCCGCGGCTACTACCGCGATAGCATGGGGGCGAAAGGCCGACAGGACCGTGGAATCTATGACGACGCCATCATCCTTGTCTCGCCCAATGCCCACGTTGCCTTCAACGCCAATGTCGATCCGGCCAATTACGGCATCAATCCCAAGGTTCGCAAGGGATACGCCAGCCTCAAGCAAGGCGTCTGGCGCTACAAGCTGGGCAAGCACGGCATTCGGAGCGGCAACCCTTACAGGGCTTTGGTGCAAGGCGGTCCAGTCACCGTCAGCCGCGACGGCGGGCAAGAGGAGACCGGATGGTTTGGCATTAACATCCACAAGGGAAGCAACCGAAGCGTGAGCAGCGAAGGCTGTCAGACAATCCCGCCTGCGCAATGGCCGGCCTTCATCACGCTCGTTGAGACTGAACTTAAACGCAACAACGCCAAAACCGTCAGCTACGTCCTCACCCAGCCGCGCCCCGACAAATGACCTGTCATGAGAACCCTCTTCTATTTTTTGACGGCAGACACTGGGTCACGGCCCGTCCGGTGTGCTGCCTGTGGGAAGGCGTCCTCATCGAAGTCCCGAGCGGTTTCAAGACTGACCTGGCTACTGTCCCCTTTCCGCTCACCGCAATCTCTCACCGCTACGGCCCCTACAACCGAGCGGTCATCATCCACGACTGGATCTACGCCCAGCTCGGCCACGTCGCCGATGGCGTCCGCATGACCAGAAAAGAAGCCGATGACCTTATGTTCGATTTAATGCTCCAAGACGGCACGCCCCGCTGGAAAGCCACCCTCATGTGGCTCGCCGTGCGGGCGAATCCCCAAGTCTGGAACCGCTTCTAACCCTCTCAACCCTCATCCCTCAACTCTCAACTAATCATGGCCAAGACAATCGGACAACTTACCCAAGCAACCACCCTCGCATCCGGCGACGAGTTCGTCATCGAGCAGAGCGGACTGACCAAGCGTGTCGCCGCCAGCGTGGTGCGCGGTGGGCTGGTCAATGCGGACATTGATGCGGCGGCTGCGATCGCCTTCAGCAAACTCGCTGCTCTCGACAGCGCTAACATCCTTGTCGGAAACGGCAGCAACGTGGCGACCAAGGTTGCCGTGACTGGTGATGTGACGATCAGCAATGCTGGCGTGACGGCGATTGGGAATAACAAGGTTGTCGCGGCGATGGTCAATGATGCGTCGATTACTCCAGCCAAACTCTCCCAGCCGCTCACGCTTGCCACATCTCAGGCCACCACCAGCGGAACTAGCATCGACTTCACCAGCATCCCTTCGTGGGTTAAGCGGATTACGGTTATGCTGAATGGCGTAAGCACAAGCGGGTCGAGCACAATGCTGCTGCGCGTTGGAACCGGCGGAACTGCGCAAACAACCGGATACACGTCGTCTATTGGCGCATCAACATCTGGACCGGCCGCCGCCTACGCCACGGCTACTGCCGGATTCCACGTTTCAAGCATGGACGCAACGTCAGTCGTGACGGCCGTGCTCGTCATTTCGACCATGGGATCAAACGTTTGGCTATGTAACGGAGTGTCTCAACGGGTCGGAACAGCAACCCTTACTGGCGCAATCGTTGGAGCAACAACGCTGTCCGGCGCGCTGGATATTGTCCGCCTAACCACCGTCAACGGAACCGACACCTTCGACGCCGGTAGCGTCAACATTATGTATGAGGGCTAACATCTAAATGCCCCTAGAAAGCCCCATCCTCCGCGACGGTGACGCCGGATTCGCTGGTTATGCCAGCCGGATCAATCCGGTGGCGTTGCCTGCTGGCATGCTCCAGATCTCGGAGAACATGCGGCTTGATCGTGGGGTTGCGGTGACGCGCAAAGGCGCCAAGCGCATGGCGGACGCTATCAGCGTGGCCAGCTCGCCGCTCACGGTTCCCTTTGTGCTCAACCCTGCGCCCAACGCGCCGGTGGTGCAGAGCGTCTACAGCGGCGGCATCTTTGCGGCCAGCGTCTACCGCTCGCCGGATCAAGTGCAGAGCGCCGAGATCGTCGTGCTGGCGGGCGGCGACCGCGCTTACACCATCCTCCTTGACGACAACCAATCCTTCGCCGGTGTCTGGGCGGGCGGCTTTCTGGTCACGGCCGTCTCGCAGGGCAGCGAGGAGATCGTGGACGAGAACGGCGACACCATCGTCATCAGTGTGCTCCCGCAGGAGCTTGCCTACCCGACATCGCCGGACGAGGTCATCGAGCCGACAGACACCGTCTCCATGGTGCAGGCCAACGACCGCCTCTACCTCTTCCGCGAAGCCGACGCCTCGCGCCCCGGCTGGGTCATCAAGAACGTGACCACCGGCGGCATCACGGTGGCGTCCACCACGGCGACCGTCAATCTGACCGGCCACGGATTCCCCGCCGGTGCCCGCGTGCGCATTGAGGGGAGCAATGTCGCTGCCTTCGACGGCGTGGAATACGACATCGCCACAATTTCAACCAACTCTTTCACGATCACTGTGCCCAGCGGCACCGCGACCGACGCCACGACCAGCGGCCGCACTATCCGCCGCGTGAAGGCGCCACTCTATTGGGACGGCGTTGCAACCGCTTTCGTCCGCAGCCCCGCAGGCGTGCCGACCGCTGGCCCGACCTTCAAGACCATGCGTTCGACACCTTGGGGCACCTACGTCAACAACCGGCTCGTCCTGCCGGATGGCAAGAACAACGTGCTCATCTCGGACATCCTCGACGCCAACACCTACGATCCCTACTGGCAGTCCTTCCGCGCCGGTGCGGGCAGCAATGACTTCGTTGTCGCGGTGCATCCTTGGGTTGAGAACAGCTTCCTCGTCTTTTGTAGAAAGTCCATCTGGTTGGCCGAGGTCAACCAGTTCGCCAGCGTGGACGGCGCATCTACGGCCATCGACACCGCTCTCAGTAAGCTCACGCTCCTCACCGATGAGGTCGGCTGCGCGGCCCGCAGGTCCATCGCCACGGCGGGGCAGTTTGTCTATTTCCTCTCGGACTCCGGCGTCTACCGTCTCGACAGCCGCCTTGACCTCAAGTTGCGCGGCGACACCAAGCCTCTCTCGGACCCCATTGCGAACCAGCTCGATGATCTCAACGCCACGCTGCTCAAGAACTCGGTCGGGCTTTGGTATTCCAACCGCTACTACCTCGCCGTCCCGCTGGCCGGTGCCGACAACAACAATGGCGTGTTTTTATACAATGCGCTGAACGACCAGTGGGAAACCCGCGACATTTATGGTTTCGGCGTGGATGACTTCGTAGTGGCAACCCGCGCCAACGAGCGCCGCCTGTTCGTCAGCAACAAAGCCGGTCGCCTCATGCTCCTCGACGAGATCGAGGAAGGCGACCAGTCGCCGGATGTGCAGGCCGATGTCATCACGCCGGTCCCCGGCCGCATCGTCACCCGGCGCTATGGCATGGGCAGCATGACAACGAAACGCTTCGTCCGCTCGCTCGCCGATGTCGTCTTGCCTAACACCGGATCGGTCACGGTCAAGGCCATCACGATCAACCCCGACGCCACAATCACGCTGGTGCCCGGGCAGACGAACACGTCCGGCTTGGCCGAAGACTACACGCTCAAGCAGCCGATCCGCGCCAAGGCACACTACGCCGAACTCGAAT